TCAGATTGTATGTAATATGCATATGCGTAATGTATCAAATATCAAATATCAAATATCATATTGCACTTGAAGTATTGACATATATTATTATGTCAATACTATATAAATGATAAAATACCACGAGATGTTTTTTGATATAGCCCTGTATATATCGTATATGCTATATCTGGTTGCCTTTTTTCAAATAGAACATTATAACCCAGATTATTTATCAACTTTGGAAAACATTATTAAATACTATGTCATTGGATTTTTATTACTGCGATTTAATCCATTTACTAGACATTCCTTTACCGAATTTGATAGAAAGGTTGTGTTTTCGTCGGCTATATTTTTACTGACAACAACTGCCATCAATCAATACGCGGTTGATTTAGACGGAGCAGAGTTCTTAAAACGCACGTTTACTTTCATAAAATGAAAGTATTAAATCGGTAGTTTTTACTTTTTTGTTCGCGACATTTTAGCTGTTTTATTTTGTCGAGTTTTTACGGAATTCTTCTTATGACGTAATGTTTTATTGTTATTTTCATAAAAAAACTGTTTTAGGTGTTGAAACATCTTCTTTCCTATAATTACATCTATTTCTTGCTCATCAGGCGACTTTTCATTATATGTATAATGATATTTTGCAAACTCGTATTTGATAATATCAATAAATTCTTCTCTATTATGAGCGCCCACATCTTTTTTCAAGACAGACTGTAAGAATCTTTCAATCATTGTACCAACCTTTAATTTATGATGATATGGTTTAACATTTATATAGTATACACGCTCGTCGGCCATACCGTCATGATATATATCATCTATGAAACAAATCTCTATGTCATCTGGTAATTTTGTACATCTAAACAAATCTTCTACTGTTTTGTCGTGCGTCGTTCTCCCCAATTCTATTTTTTCTCCTCTGATTTTAAAAGCAGCAATAATCTGATCAAATAACTTGTACTTGACTTTACTATCAAAATACTGGGATATATGTTTCGCCCACGATTTAGGACCATTATTGTTGGTATAAATCATAATCTTGTCGCATTTTTTTTCCTGTTTCTTCTTTTTCAAATATTCCATCACTGGTATTATTTTAGGGCGTAAGAATTCTGGATACAACTCTAACAGAGTATTGAAATGTGTATCACTGTATGCATTATTATTAAAATATTTATTTAAACAATCGCAAAATATCCCGAATTCTGTAAAATACCCCAATGTTTCATCCAAGTCGAAAACGACTATTTTGTTTGATTTATTCATATACATTATAATTCTATAAAAAATCTAACTAATAAATATACTCCCTCAATGGAATTAAATTCCGGCGACTATAAAAAAATTATAAGTTATTATAAAATTAAACAAACTAATAAATCAGATAAAGAAACTGCTGAAGACATATTGGCTAGTAAATTATGTATGTGTATTAAAAAAGTCAAATCGCCAACCATTAATGAAAAAGCAGCCATCGCCATTTGCAGAAAAAACATATTTAAAAATCGTAAAATCGATTTTTACAACTTTAAATGCAAAAAATCCAGAAAATTAGTCGCAAAAAAAGGAACTACCCGGAAACTACACAAGTTTAGCAAAAAAATTACATTCAAGCGGAAAGCTAGAACATCGAGTAAAAAGCAAAGTAATCGATAAAATGTATTACTAAACATTTTCATAAAATTGAACTATATTTACATTACAAATATAATTCAACTACTAGACTACATAATGAACTTTAAAATGCTCAATGATTTGTTTAACTTTATTCTAGTTACATCAAACAAGTATAATATCGATGAGTCCCACGATATTTCACACAGTATGAATGTACTGCATTATGCACACAATATATACGAATCTCAAATTTATACAAATCCTGGACTCAAGCCACATAAAAATATTATTTATTTGTCGGCAGCTCTTCACGATATGTGTGATAAAAAATATATGGACGAATCCGAGGGGATTACAGCGATTAACGATCACCTCAAACTTATAACTACGCCCGAAGAAAATGATATTATCACCAAAATTATAAGAACAATGTCGTATTCAAAGGTTAAGAAAGACGGATTTCCCGATTTGGGAATTTATCAATCGGCATACCATGTTGTAAGAGAAGCTGACTTGCTAACTGCATATGACTTTGACAGAGCGTTAATATACGATATGAAAGCAAATGGAAAACCATTTATAGAGGCATATGAACACGCTGAAAATCTGTTTCATACCCGAGTATTCAAACACGCCGAAGATAAGTTATTCACAACCGACTATGCTTTATCGCATTATCCAGAATTGCATTATTCGGCTATTCACCGAATAAACACCTGGAAAAATATGGTCGTGAAACCAATTAGACAACAACAAACAAACAAAACATAACAAACAAACAAAATATAACAAACAAACAAATATAACAAACAAACAAACAAAATATAACAAACAAACAAACAAAACAAGACAAAACATAACAAACAAATAAAACATAACAAACAAACAAACAAACAATGTATACATATTCATCATTACTAGGTAACTACGTATTTTCAACATAATCTAATGCGAGTAATAGAATTTTCTCTTGATCTGTCAATTTTTGAAAGATATAGCATTCATCTAGCTTTATTTGAAAACGTTGGTTGTATGTATTTTTACACACAATATGTATACCATTTGTCAAAATCTTTATATCGATTATCATCCCTCCACGTGTTAGGTCCAACTTTTCAGGATTATTTAAATTAATCCATCTGATATATCTCCCGTATTGCAAGTCGGTTAAATCATCCACATACCTATAATCCTTTAACTTTTTATGATACTCTTTTAATTTTTCCTTGGATAGCAACAATTTCTGTAAATAATCATTTTTTATGGATTTTATCTTACGGTTATTGTAGTTCATAATACTTGCATTATTTTCATTATCTAGTGCTTTCACTAAATGTGTATTTTCATCGGATATAGACATGTATAATATACAACATATAGATATTTTTATGTCGTATATCAATATTAGATAATATGAAAGTATGGATGGTCTATTTTTCACAATCTATACTTTCATATATGAATTATTCAAATACCAGGGATAAAACACCCAAAAATACAGCTATTTTGATTGATTTTTTTATCATCGGATTCCGACGAATGAACAACCTGATTTTTGGATTTCGGAAAATACGAGGATCTTTTTATGAGATTTTTATGTAGGTAAAAATGCCTACATACCTATCCAGGAGGTCTATTATAAATGACGCCTATGTAGTGCGATGTAGTGTGCTACCTACATATCAAGGGAATAATAACTAGTGAAAAAAATAGGAATTACTTAGATATATGTAGTAAATTTACTTTTTTTCAATTTTCAAATTTCATTTTGGATTTTAAAAAATTACACAAGGTTTTCTTGTGTGTTTTTTTTATTTTTGGATTAACGTTTTGAAAAAAAGGTGAAAAAAGTGGTTGTGAGCATAATGCTCTCATTTCCATTTTGAAAGATTTCATTTTGTGATTGTAAAAAAAATATATACATTTTAAAACAATTTAGGCATTTTTTTATGTAATCCAATATTAGAGTTACAATGGATTACAAAAAAATGCCAAAAAATGCCGAAAATTTTAATTGCGAAAAGTGTCACTTCCAATGTAGCAAAGCAAGTAACTGGGAAAAACACATATTGACACTGAAGCACCAAAAGAGTTACAAAAGAGTTACAAATGATTACAAAAAATGCCAAAAAATGCCGAAAAATGCCGGGTTTGTATGTGAATGTGGAAATACTTACAGGTATCGTCAAGGTCTTTATAAACATAAAAAAATATGTAGCTACCTACACGATTCTAATAACCCAGTAATGTACGAAAATACACAAGTTATGGACATATCCAAAGAGAAAGAAAACGAGTTTAAGGATTTAGTTTTATTGTTGCTCAAAGAAAATAAAGAGATACAGAAGAATTTTGTAGATATTATACCCTACATTAAAGGCAACAGTATTACCAGCAATAGCCATAATACAACTACGAATAATAATCAATTTAATATAAACATGTTTCTGAATGAGCACTGCAAGAATGCTATGAATCTTACTGATTTTATCCATTCGTTACCTATTACAAATGAAACATATGATCATACTATTGAAAATGGATTAACAAAAACAATTACACATATGATAACAAATGGTCTTAATAATATGGATGTATTAGAAAGACCAATCCATTGCACAGATCCTTCTCGAAAGACACTGTATGTCAAGGACAATAATGTATGGGAAAAAGATAATGAATTGACTGCTTTGTTGAATGGAATAAAAACCTTGTCGTTCAAACAAAGAACGAATATATCGAAATGGAAAGACGCAAACATTGGTTGGGACAAAGATGATAATTTACAAACTAAAATGACTAGATTGGTATTTCATTCTATGACTAGTATTGAGACTGACGAAAAAGAAACAAATAAGATTATTAAGGCTATAGGAAAAAATACATACTTGAGCACTGATATAAAAAATGATTATTTGTAATATTTAGTACATTTATTGTATGTCATTGTGTGAACTAAAATATCAACTTATTGTATAATGCCCAACAACATCAAACGACGAACACACAGCACAAAAAAAAACCACATGCAACGAAATAAAACAAAAAATAATAGTAAAAAAACAAACAATAATAGTAAAAAAACTTCTACTAGACGTCGCACAGGAGGATTTTCTTTCACGTCTTCTCTTAAGAAAAATATGACCGACGGTGTCAATGCCGCCAATAAGAAGTATAATGAGTCTTTAGAGCAACATAAGGGGGCTATTATGGATGCTAAAACACAAATTAATGATGCCACATCAAATGCATTAGAAGAATCCCGTAAAAAAACATTGGATGTGAGTAAAAAGACCTTGGATATGGGTAAGGAACTTTACAACAAACAAAAATACAGTAGTCCTAGTAGTTTTGCCGCATCAAAGGTATTAGAAGTATCCAGCAAAAATGTATCTGGAATGGGCAATCAGCTAAAGTCGACTTTAGCAAATTCAATTCCGCCTATGAAAAACAGATTTAATCCAAATGGTATGAGTAATGCGCAAGTAGAGAATGCTGCTGGACGTTCTGCCAGTGGAGTTCCACAAGCTTCTCAATACCCCGAGGGTGTGGTGGCTACGACTAGTCCAACAGCCCCTAAAGTAGCTTTTGATACATCTCTTATGTAAAAATGTAAGAACACTAGGTAGTAGATAATTAGATTAGATGGTGTAATCTAATTATTTGTTTTGATATGTGAAGTTACATTGTTTCAAAAATCGGCGTTTTACATCTTCAAGGGTTTAAAATGGTGTTCCAAATCCACCACCCATGTCATTTGCTGCCATTGGCTCCATAGTTGGAGTAGCCGCGTTTACCATAGGTGTCTCTGGACCACTATACATATTGTCGAAATTGGGTGTATTGGGTATTGAATATTCGTTGGATTGACTTTTCATATTGGTCATTTCTGCTGGAGGTGGTGGTGGGCTTTGTACAATAGGAGGAGGCGGGGGTCCTTGCATTCTAGATGGGGCATATTGATTTGACAGGGGTTGAGTAACACGAACACTTCCATTTCCCTGGTTTACATTCGTATGATGATTTGTATTGGAGTTACCGTCATATAAATCCCATAGTCTATCTACTAGTATTTGAACCTTATCTGATAATTTAGACTGAATGGTCAATGACAGTAGCAGAACACCTGGTATTAAATTAGTTGAATTAAATGCGTCGTATGTCCTTCCAGTGTATGTAGGGATGAAATCGACTATTCTATGAATAAAATACAATGCTAGAAACATTGCAGTGAGCTGTAATACAACTTCTACAAATATCACTAAACTTCCAGCATCGTCATTTGCCTCTGGTGTATATGTTTTGATCATCTTTAAAACAGCAACAATAGGAATGATTGATAATGTGATGTATTGAATCATATTCAATAATGATTCTTTTTGTTCATCGTCAAAAGGAAATACTGCTTTTAAAAATCCATCAGTGTTGTTATTTAATTTATCTATTCTATCCATATGATTTATAATAAGATTTAAAATTATTTAAATATATACTTTTATATTTGAACATAATGTTGAAATATGCAATTGACCTAAATAAATACAAAGATAGAGATCCTCGCCCTGGGGAGGAGAATTATCACGAAGAATATCAATATTTAAATTTGCTAAAAGATTTAATGGAACATGGCACTCTTGAAGAGGGCAGAAACGGAAAAACTAAATCGGCAATTGGTGCTGCTATGAGTTTCTCTTTAGAAAATGGAAAAATTCCTATTCTTACTACTAAAAAAACTGCTTGGAAAACCTGTCTCAAAGAACTGTTATGGTTTATTTCAGGTTCAACTGATGCTAAAATATTAACCGACCAAGGAGTTGGAATATGGAAAGGAAATACTACAAAAGAATTTTTAGAATCAAGAGGACTATCACATTATACACCAGGTAGACAAATTGGACCTTTATATTCGCATCAATGGAGATTTTGGAATGCTAAATATGAGACTGACCCTAATGCGGATTATACGGGTAAAGGAATAGATCAATTACAGAATGCTATAGATATTTTAAAAGATCCAGAACAAAGAAATAGTCGTAGAGTTGTAATTTCTGCATGGAATCCAGAACAGATAGATGAAGGAGTTCTTCCAAGTTGTCATAGTTTTTTTCAATTTTCAGTTACACAAGGAAATAAATTAACTTGTTGTCTCACGGCCAGATCGCAGGATATTTTTTTAGGCGAACCATTTAATATAGCTTCCTACAGTTTTCTAGTACATTTAATTGCAAAACATTGTGATTTAATCCCTTATGAATTTATTTTATATGCGGGAAATGTTCACATATATGACGATCACTTTGAACAAGTTACAGAGCAAATTTCAAGAACTCCATACCCATTTCCTACACTAGAAATATTAAACAAAAGAGATAATATTAATGATTATGTGATTGAAGATTTTAAACTTAATGATTATCAGCATCATCCACAATTAAAAGGGGCAATGAGGGCTTAACTTCGTCTTTAATAGTATCGGTATAAAAATAATTAGCAAATAATGGATTAGGTGATTTTATACGATGTAATATAGTACCGCCATGAACTCCAAATTGTCTTCCTGCTTCTGCTACTGATATATAAGTCTTTCCATTAATTATTACTTCTCTAATATTGGAGGGTAATCTACCTTTGTTTTTTTCTCTAATCTTTTGTTTAGTTTCTTCGCTATGATTTTTTCCAAAAAAATGATTTTTTTCACCTAACCGTTCACTTGCAATAACCGACATTTTATCTTTTGTTTCTTGTGATGCTTTTCTACCTAGATTGTAAGTATTACCTTTATGCATATCTGAATATAATCTTTTAACTTCGTCGGTATGAGTTCTTCCATACATACCGTTTTTTTCTCCATTGTGCCCCCACCGTTTCTGTCTTTCTTCTTTTGACATTTTACTTATATTTTCCTTTATTGTATCTTTCGTTTTTTCTATAATTTGCTCTTTATTTGGGTGATATGTCATTAAATCACCACCACTACTATTATAATGTAAATTGTATAATTTATCTCGTATAGTCAAATCTTCTAAGTAAGAAAGTTCCACATTTTTTGCTTCTTCTTCTGTTTCACATTCTTGTAAAATTTCATAGGTAAAACAATCAGACCCATATTTCTCATATGCTCGTTGCATACGAATATTACAGTGTTTATTTGTTTTAAGTGTTGAACGATGTATGCACCATCTACGGTTTATATTACACGAATACCCGATATAATATTTACCTTCAGGACACAAAGTATTTGAGATTTTGTAAACGCCAATTATTTTTTTCATTTCTATATATTCCCTAAAGATTATAAATTATATAATAAATACGCATTTATTCTATAATTCCTAAATATTTTCATTTTCTTTTAGTTTTTTCATTTTTTCTTTTTTATTCAAATAAGCTTGTCTTGCATATTCTTTTTTTTTTTCTGACGAAACTACCGATTGTTTATATTCTCTACTTTTTATAAGTTCTTTATTAGCCTCATAATGTTTCTTGTTCCTAGCAGGAGCAGTATATTTTTTAAGATGAATTTTAGTAGATTCTAATTCATTTTTGAGTAAAGAGTTTTCTTCTTGAAGTTGTTTAATAATTTCATCTTTATCCATATTGATACATAATTGTAATAAAAAATTTTTATACCTTTTTATTGATTTAATTTATCTAAATTCGGGATTCCATTCTTTACAACCATTGCAAATATTTCGTATATGAATATTGGTAACTTCTTTTGTAGTCATCATATTTGAGTGTTCAAAATCAATTATCCCCACTTTTCCATCGCAATCCTCTACAAAATTATAACCGGTTAAGTCCGGGTATTCAATATTATGTAATACTAGATTACGTACAATTTTAACGACTTGGTCAAATAATTCATTAGGTATATCGCTAGCATTTTCTCCATAATTGTCCGATAAATTATGACTACCTATTTTATTCATAACCATTATTTTACTGTCATCATTGTATTCTACAATTTTTGGCGTCTTTACTATATGTAAGTTGTAGACATATTGTTGCATAAAATATTCTTTATGACTTACATTTTGTTTTACATAGTATGTTTTGGGGTCTGCTAGATAATATTCCATTGTTGTACTATCTGAATACTATTTATGTCATTTTCAATATATGTTTCAAAACATCATTTTATATTTTCAAAAATCTAACTATTCAAGCGCCTAACTATCCACTTATCAAAATGTATGTGGTGGCATAACGCAACAATATTTAGGGGTTTTGTAATTTTATCTATTTGCGATATTATTGCTTATTTTTAGTATGGATTATAATTATATTAATGAGTTCAAGTTCATCATTAGCTGCAGCACGAAGAAGGAGAGCCGGTGGAATACAGCCGATTCAAAAACAATCGCCATCACGTGTTCAACCGCCAAATCGACCTAGTGAAAATGCACCCTCCCCAAACGAACAAAAAACTCCGCCTAATCCATATATGCTACTTCAACAACACGATGCAAAAATCAATGCTATGGAAGGTGCAATTCGTGAATTAGTTTCGAGAGAAAGGAATAACAATAGAGTAATTCATACCGATACCGAATCAGATAGTAACGGTGTGCAAATGAATAGCCAACAATCACAATTTGATTTAACTGAGTTAAGTGATTTAATAATGTCGCGGATTGAGGCGACAATGGATCTAAAGGCTTTTTACGACAACGATGAAAAATTATCACAAGATGTGGACTCTTTACAAAAAACCATCGCGTCTCAAGAAATTACTATTAATGGGCTACACGATACACTACATTATATCATACAGAATTTAGGATTGTCTACACTGAATTCTAGTGAAAATAACTCATTACACGTTAACACTGATGATCATACTGAATTAACCAGTGACAATGACAGTCTACACAACGAGCAGACTTTAGATAAAGGTAGTAACAATCTTGACACTGTACCTGATGTCAACAACATATTAGAAAAATCAGTTACTATAGATGAGGGTCTGAATGAGGTAAATGAGTTCTCTCAAATGGATGACGACGATGAATCAAATTATCATGGGTCTGATAATGAAATTGAAAGCCAAGAAGTCGCAAATGAAAATGAAGTCGCAAATCAAACCGAAGATACACCGACAATCTCCACAATGGGGTAATCGAAACTAGCAAACTACCCATTTTACACCCTTGAATATGTAATAGTCCTCAGTAATTAGTAAGAAACCGGATTTTATTGTATGAAAATAACATAATATGAAAACATTGTTATCTGTATTGATATTTTGTATTGTGTTATTTATTTATTTACATATACATTTTCATCTTAAAATAAGCAATGATTTAGAAGTATACGAAATAGAACAACCATCCAAAGAGAAGTTGGAAGAAATATGTGATATTAGACAACCAGTTATATTTGATTATAATGTGGATGGGTTACTTAATGAATGCAATATAGATTCTATGGAAAATAAATATGGGGCATTTGATGTAAAGGTTCGAAATGTCAAAGAATACGACGACACCAGTGAATTACATTTACCATTGACATTGAACACAGCGAGAGAAATCTTTAGAAAGGATACAGAAGAGAGATATATAAGTGAAAATAATACCGAATTTTTAGAAGAGACTGGTTTAGTGAAAATAATAAGATACAATGATAATTTTTTACGACCTTATTCAGTAAGTAATTGTATATATGATGTGCAATTTTCATCTAAAGATACTAAAACACCACTTACATACGAATTAAACTATAGAAACTTTTACTTGGTCACACAAGGCTCTGTGAAAATAAAGCTGATTCCACCCAAATCCTCTAAATATTTGTATACGATTAAGGATTATGATAATTTTGAATTTCTCTCGCCGGTAAATCCTTGGAATGTACAGAGTCAATTCAAAACTGATTTCGATAAATTGAAAACTTTAGAAGTTGAACTCAAACAGGGGCAAATCATTTACATACCAGCTTATTGGTGGCACAGTTTTCATTATACTGAAAATTCCAGCATTTGTATTTTCAAGTATAAAACTTATATGAATAATTTAGCTATATCAAATCATTTGTTTGTGAATATGCTTCAAAGTCAAAATGTGAAGAGGAATGTTGTAAATACAAAAATAACTGTTGGTGATGCAGATTACACCGATTTACGAAATACAGTAGAGAATACAGTAGAGAATACAAGTTTGAAAGAATAGACCAATCTGCGAACCAAGAAAATGGTTCAACCGTCAAATATAGTCTACTGCCTATGAAAAAGGTGTCTTTACTTACCACCATTGAATTGATTTAGGATAAATGATCGTTGGTTTTCATTTCATTTTTTAGGATTGTATTGTCTCATTATATTTCCACTTACTATATGTGTATACAGTGACGAATAATATATATATATATATATTACAATGACTTTAGACGAACGTATGAGTGAAGACTGGAATAGTGATAACTTCGGAGGTCAATGGAACGTTAATACTAGTAGTGATGAGGGTATTACACAGTTCTCATCCATAACTGATACTGATGGCAATAACCCTCCAATAGAATCACTAGAACCTAACAAAATATACTATTTTCTTATGACTGGTGATAATGATCCAACTCCGATTAATGTAGCATTTCGTACAATAAATGCAAATAATGATGATGTTGTAGATGAATTTAATATTGGATTTGATGTCACTCAGGTCGATAATGGGGGTAACAATTCCCCCAATAACTGGGGGGGGTCAGTGGAAACTGATACAAATAAAGTGCCAGAAGTGTTGTTCGGTTATTATACATCACCTGGTCCAAATGAACAACAGTTAATGTATGCCAGGATACATACTCCTACTATTTCCACAGATGAGTCTATAGGCACTTATTTTACATTTAGTATAGTTAAACCTACTAGCGAATTTTCATCTTCAGAACCTATTCCAATTACTACAGGTACAGGTACAAGCACAGGTACAGGTACAGGACAATTGACTTTAGACGATCGTCTGAGTGAAGACGGGAATAGTGGTAACTTCGGAGGTCAATGGAACGTTGTTACTAGTAGTGGTAATACAGAAGTGTTATCCATAACTGATACCGATGGCAATAACCCTTCAATAGAATCACTAGAACCTAACAAAATATACTATTTTCTTATGAATGGTAATACCGATCCAGATTCTATTCATGTAACATTTAGTACAGCGAATGGTGCAAAGTCATGGACAATTGGATCTGATAATAATAATAATGGGATTAACAATACCCCCGACACTTGGGTGTTTTCACAGGGCGATGATACAAAACAAATGCCAGAAGTGTTGTTCGATTATTATGCACCTTCTACAGATGGAGAGTTAAAGTATGCCAGGATACATACTCCTACTATTTTCACAGGTGAGTATATAGGCAGTTATTTTACATTTAGTATAAATAATGGCACTACTAGTAGCGCATCTTCACCTACCATTCCAATTATTACTGTTCCTTATGGCGATACAGTTAGCAATATTATTTCAAAATTTGATACTAATCCATCAATGTGGGTAGTTAAGCAGACTACTACTACTGACAATGGTGTGGATGATATTAACATTTCGAATATGGATACGGAGAAACAGTTAGAAGTGTTACAAGGTGGCAGCATTAATCATTTTATGTTTGAATCAGCATTGTCAGATGATGATAAAATAAAAATGAAAATAGTTGGCATAGACGATAACTCTGGTGAGTATGAACAATATTTTATATTTGATCAGTCGGATCGTATAGCTGGTAACACTTATCAGGCGGACTGGGATCCAGTTGGACAAACATATACCGGACCAGAGTTTATATATAATTTTTTTGTTAAAAAAAAGAAGGAATCCATTCAAGGTCAAGATACTTATACTTATGATTTGGAACCGGCTAGATTGTATGTTAGATTTGTTGCAAATAGTAGTAACAAAGGAAATGCAAATCGCGCCGATCCTACATATTTGTTGTTTGAAATCTATAATAGCAATAACGCATTAAAAGCTACCTATACATATCCTAGCAATAGTGATTCATCATTATCATTATACCCTCTAATTAATTCTATTAAGACACAGGGAATAAGCAGCCAAGAAGGTACTGTTTATGGTGTTAGTTCTCAAGATAAGGTAGTAGACGTATCAAAAACGGCGTCTGAACAAATAGCGAATGCGATTAGTGGTGGTAAAATAACTGAAGATAATACAACTACAACATCTATTAATGGTAGTGATATTATTACCACCACAACAACTGATGATAATGGCGATACAGTTTGGAATATAAAAATACCAAGTGATGAGAACCATACAATTCTGTATACATCTATAAGTGAAAATTTTCAAGCTACATCAAAGATTAGACTTGAAGCCGTTAGATTATTAGAAAAATTAATAGAGACATCAGACGAACTATTTGATGGATCTGTTATACGGGATACCGTAATAGAATTATATAAAATGATATATACCGATATGGTGAAACTACCAGGTGCTACGGGTGAGTATGAAATGTTTATTGATAAAACTAAGTTTAATTATGATGAGACTGATCCTACTATTTTGACCTCAATAAATAATCCACATGATACCGTTGGTGGCGTTAATACAATTGCTAGCACTGTTACTCGATTAACAAAAAATGTAGAAGCCGGTCTAACGAACTTAATATACTTGATTAGTGTAGCAAAAAATATACTCCTCCCATATATTGTAAAAAATGCTATCAAGGACAATGCTGGTCAATATCCTAAAGATAGCAATGATGAATATGTTATCAAGTCTGGTGGCGACGATTATTATAATGTATTCGGGATAAAGCTCATACTGGGTGTTCTTTTTGTAAATGATCCTGTCGTCAAAAATATAGGCAAGGTGGCGCTCAGTGGGGCGAGTGGTGTACAAAAAAAAGCAGCAGCAGGTAATATCGGGGCTGGATTGATGTGTATATTTTTCCATATAATTGTGAATTCGGGCGATAGTGATGAACCAATTACTCTCAGTTATAATAATGAGGACGATAGTGACCGGTTGTTTGGTGACCTTGGTAATGATGATGGAACTGATCTGATTGTGTCCAAAACAATTATAAATCAGGTGATTACTAATCTTAGAAAACAGATATACTATAAATCTGCCGATGGCAGCATTGATATTGATAAAATTGGTGACTCTACTGGCGTTGCTATAAATGATTTTCAATATTTGTATGATAAAACACGATTGAAAGCAGATCCCACCGCATTTAATCTGAGTGCGATACCAATTAGCATAAGCACAAATATAACTGCATATAAGTTGCATATGAATAATCCTGAAAATAATAATAATATATTCAATATGATAAAGCAATTGGCAGAGGAAGACAATCTACCGAAAGCAATTATTCTTCCGGGAACAATTATTATATTAACAGATGATAACGGTAAGAAGTTTCCTTTGATGGTAATAGGGTATGGGTCTTTTATAGGTAGAGCCTTGACCGATCCAACAACCCCCTCTGTTTACACCTCTTATGCTGTGGCGCAAACTGAATCTTCAGCTACAACATCAGAGAATCTTGCTACAAGAGTTGATGCAGCAAATGGTGCAATATGTTTTCCTGCGGGAACTCCCGTTGTTACCGATCAAGGAATTATCGATATTAATAAGATTCGTAGTGATATACATACAATTCGTAAGAAAAAAATAGTAGCCATTACAACAAGTGTTCCGCTACAAAAAAATATAGTATCTATTAGAGATAATGCGTTGGGTAAAAATGTTCCTTGTCAAACAACCCAAATTAGTATGAATCACAAAATTTTATATAAAGGAAATATGGTAAGGGCTCGTGATTTGGTAGGATTATGCGAAGGTGTTCGATTCATTCCATATAATAAGAATCCGTTGTATAATGTGCTTTTGGAGGAACCAGGAAAAATGTTGATAAATAATTTAATATGCGAAACATTATCACCTGCGAATATTATGGCAAAAATAGCTAATATCAAGTCGGCATCAATGAGACGCATTTTACATCGTGAATTGTCACAAATTATAGGGGATAACGATATTGTATCTTATAAAAAAATGTATGATTCTTTGAAGTAAACGCATTCATACTTGAAGAGTGTACATATTCGAGAGTGTACATATTCAAGAGTGTAAACATAACTTGTAAAGTAAACCGATAAAATTGAACGAGTTAAAGAATATCAAATGATATAAAATATTATTTGATACATTGAATAATCGTGAGCAATGGCATCCATATCATATAAAATACTGATAGACAACCGTGAATATGCGGAATGGTCTTTGTATGATTCGCTTTCGTTGACTGAAGTAGATAAAATAGCAATTGATCCAGTAAAAGAGAAGTTATTTTCGTGCGATATTTTCGAAATGAATGAAGGTATTGTCAATGTATTGCATTCTAGTACCAGATCGATGCCTTATATTCCAGGAATATTAGTATTAAATGGTGGCAAAACTTATGGCAAATACAAAGATAAATATCTGTATAAATGCATTCCAGATGATTGTAGAATACCTGTGTTTGTAATACCATATGCGCTAAAACTCGGGTTCTCCAAAAACATTGACAATAAATATGTTGTATTTAAATTTGATCATTGGACAAACAAACACCCACAAGGCACCGTCGTAAGTGTGTTAGGTGATGTAGATGTTTTATCCAATTATTATGAATATCAACTATATTGTAAAAGTTTGTATATGTCTATTCAAAAATTCAACAAGGCAACGAGTGATGCATTGAAGAAGAAAACAGAACCCGAATTTATATCTAATATGATAGCTAAATATAAGTTGGTTGATCGAACCAATGAAAAAATATTTAGTATTGACTCGAAAGAAACCAGTGATTTTGACGATGCATTTAGTATTACAAGTATAGGTAGTGATGCTTATAAGTTGAGTATTTATATCGCGAATGTGCCTTTATGGTTAGAAGAATTAGATTTGTGGGATTCGTTTTCGGATAGGATTTCTACGATTTATTTACCAGATAGGAAAAGACCGATGCTACCGTTGTCGCTTTCGAATTGTCTATGTAGTCTATGCGAGAATGTTGTCAGATTAGCATTTGTTCTCGACTTGACGATTATAAACAATGAAATAATTGGATATACATTTGAGAATGCTTATGTCAATATTTATAAAAATCACGAGTATGATAGCGCAGAGTTAAATCGCGATGTGAATTATAAAATGATGACGAATGTCGCGAACCGTTTATCTGAATCGTATCAATATATGAATAAAATAAAGGGTAGTCATGATCTTGTAGCATATTTGATGATTTTAATGAATTATTATACTGCAAATGAGTTGATTAAGTATAATACTGGGATTTATAGATCAGTACAGTTTGATAAAAAAACAGATACAATTGCAACATTGCCTGATAACGTGAACAATTTTCTGAAAATATGGAATAGTACTTGTGGACAGTATGATGTATACGATGATAAAAAATGCCACCAGATGTTGGAATTGGAGTCATATATTCATTGCACATCACCAATTAGAAGATTGGTTGATTTGTTAAATATGGCAAAATTACAGAAGAAATTGTTGTTGTATAACTACTCAGACAATATGGAATCGTTCTATGTTAAATGGGAATCGAATCTGGAATATATCAACACAACTATGCGAGCCATTCGGAAAATACAAAATGATTGCTCTCTTTTGGAAATGTGTAGTAATCGTCCGGAAATATGTTCACAAGAACATAATGGTTATGTATTTGACAAAATAATGCGCAACGATGGACTGTTCCAATATATTGTGTATTTAGATAAGATAAAATCTGTTTCTAGAATAACCTCACGATTGGATATGAACGACTACGGAAAATATAAATTCAAGATCTTTATATTTAACGACGAAGCGAGTCTTAAGAAAAAAATAAGACTTCATATTTTAGATGAAATATAATTGTAAAATTTCAAATGTGTACTATGTGATAAACTAAATGCAAAATGATAATAATAATAATCGCCTATTGTATATCTACAATAGAAATAGATGATTAGCAAATTTCTATATGTAATATTTTTTTCGACATTTGCAAGCTCAATCTCGGTATATAATTATTACGAATTGGCTGTTCAGAAATGGTGTAGTTCAGATTATATGATTCACGGACTATGGCCCCAGATAAATAGTACATCTTATCCGTCTGATTGTATGGATGTTACTTATACTACACCAACCGGTATTTTACTAGAAAATATGAATACATATTGGCACGCGTGTGATGATTCCCTGTGGAAACATGAATGGGAAAAGCACGGTTCGTGTATGCAGGAACAAATAAATATAGATGAATCTACTTTTTTTAACATAACGATGAATCTATTTTTAGAGAATGCATCGCTACTAGATAGTTGTAAAGATGACGATTGTATAATGGCATGTTTTGATTTAGAGTATAATGTTATACAGTGTGAGTAGATTCATATTCAGATTCAGATTCAGATTCAGATTCAGATTCAGATTCAGATTCAGATTCAGATTCAGATTCAGATTATACATACAATGATTGGTTTGTTGCGATAAATTTTAGTGTCAAATCGGGAATTTGAGATAATTTATGCAGAAACTCTACATTACCAGTGTATTCGGCGATATTTCTCAATTCATTTACCATATTGTTAATTTTTAATATAGATTTTATGAATTCGCCTGTAAACATATCGTAATAATATTCACATTCTTTAATAATTTCCTTGCATGTATGTTCCTCCTGACTTTCACACCATTTTAAAATAGGATTCACTAGTTCGAATGTATAATTAAGTGTTCCCGAGGAGTCGATGTTATTTTCTAGTTCACTAGTTATATAGCCTTCATATATTGACTTCATATTTGTAAGAATATCGTTAAGGTGAATACTCTGTGTTAAATTATCAGTATTATAAATTTTAACATCATCTTTTACTCTGATATTGGAAAAGCAGGATAGTAGTGCAGCAATTTCATACGAGTCGAGCTTATCAAAATAGTTGGATTTTACTAACAAATCTGTAAATGCAAGACAATGTGTCTCCTGAATATATGTTGCAAATGTACCTCGATCATTTGTAGTTCGATCTTCGTTTAAGAATTCATAGTTGGACAATAATGAAATTCTGTATTCTAGTGTTCTGTGGAAATGGGCATTGAGTGATTCTATTTGCGAATCTATATCTTTCATCTCGTCCTGTGTATTATTCAATTGATTATACTTTTCAAGGTCTTGTTTAAATTGTTTGTTATTGTCCATTATTTCGCTAATTTCTCTCTGTGCTTGTTTTCGTAGTTTTTGTTTGTTACTATTGAGATTTTCTGACAAGGTTGTATATTTATCAAATAACTCCTTCTTATTCATTATCTGCTGATAGGTTGGAGTGGAACATCTGTTAGTGTATTCGTTTGTCAATTGATCTTTATATTTCACCAGACCAACAATTTGCCTTTGCAATTCTCCATTGCACATACTTTTTTCAACAAAGTCTAATATATTGTTATTGTATTGTAGGAAGTTTAAAATTAAGTTGTACGAAATTTCAAATTTAGATTGTAATGTTTGTGGGTTTCCATTAACCATTTGTTCATAGTCTGTAGTGTATGGCAATGAGAACATATTGTTCAAATGGATTACGTGTCCAATAGTATCTAGTCCTCTTCTTCCTGCTCTACCAGCCATTTGTGTATATTCGTGAGGGTAAATCATTCGCATTCCAGATCCATTGAACTTATCGAACCCAGTAAATATGACTGTCTTGGTTGGCATGTTAATTCCTACTGCAAATGTTTCAGTAGCGAATAATAATTTGATATATCCCTTTGAAAATAACAATTCGATCATTTCTCTGAATATAGGCATAATACCCGAATGGTGAATGGCCACTCCTTTTTCAAGAAGGCGAACGATCATATCAAATTCTGGCAAATTAATGTATTCTTTAAAATTTGGCAGTTTTCGAAGAATGTGTTCACATTCGTGTTTAATTGTAGATGGGATGGTAGAATCTGTATCGAATAAGGAAACATTGATAGTTTGTGCGTATCTTTCAACTAATTTTCTAGAGAATACAAAACAAATGGCAGGGAGCATGTCGTTTTTGTTTAGATACATGGTTATTTCATTTAATACAAATGCTGGTTTAATGTGACAATTATTTTTGTTGATATACGCCAATAATTTTTTTACCTTGTTGAAATTGTCCGTGTCAAAATGAGTGGTTTCGTCTTTTAGGTTAATTGGTTTGTGTAAGAACTGATTTATAAATTTGAGAAATTCTTTATCCTTTATATTTTTTAGCGGTCCCTGTGGCATTGTCGCATAGAAATAGTGCTTTAATGGAACAACACGGTGGTTTGTAGGCGCCAAATATACGGTTTTATTTATTGTTTCTGTTGTTTTTACATCTTCAATCCATTTGGCAAATATTTCGGATTTATCGATTGTTGCAGAGAGCATGATGAATTGCACGTGCGGTGGGATTAACATGATTGTTTCTTCCCATACTTTACCTCTATCTAGGTCGTTAATATAATGAACTTCGTCAAATACAACTGCGCCTAATTCGTTTTGGAAATCCATTTCGAATTGGAGTGGTACATTGTTTTTATCGTTTGATACAGCGTCTATTGTTTTTTGTAAAAGTGTGTTTCTTAGAATCTCGGTTGTCATAATTAATACATCTGCTTCAGGGTTGAATTTAATATCACCTGTCAAAATTCCAAATGATATGTGTGGAAATTTTTTAGTAAACTCGTAAAATTTTTGATTGGATAGTGCCTTGATGGGTGATGTATAAATGACTTTTTTACCTTTGGCAACGAAATATTCAATTCCAAATTCAGCCGGTAATGTTTTACCACTTCCTGTATGTGCAGTGACAAGAATATGATCACCTTCGACAATTGCCTTGATTGCATATTTTTGAAAATCACTTAACGGAAATGGAAATGTGTCAAAGTGACTTTTATATAGATCGTCTTGTGTGAAAGAATCTTTGCATATTATAACCATAGTAGCAGTATTATTGTAATTATATAACACTATATATTTAGATTAATATACTATTCAATTTTATGTGGAATAAAAAATTGGTGGAATAAAAAATATTGCGTACTTATACTATTGCATTTATGTCACATATTACAAAATTGGTTTCTGATTATAATTTAATTTCTATTATTGGATCAGGTACATTTGGTGAAGTATGGAAAGCACAACATATTAATACAAAAAAAAAGGTAGCCATCAAGATAGAGAGAAATTGGGGCAAAAAGTGTTTAAAATATGAAACCATTATTTTGAGAAGGTTACAATCTTTAGATACTGTTGTAAAAATCAAATATTATGGCGTGAATAGTGAGTGTAATTATTTAATTATGGATTTATTAAATAAACCACTAAACGAATATTATAATTCATTGTCACGGATGTGTGACAGGAAATATAAGCGGTTGAAATGGATTGGATTACAAATGTTAACTTGCATTAGGAGTGTACACGAGCATAGAATAATTCATAGGGACATTAAGCCGTCTAATTTTATGTTGAATGCAAATAATTCAGCCGTGATTATTATAGATTTTGGATTAGCTACTCAGTATATGAATTCATCTGGAGAGCATCGGAAAAATAAAGTGGGATGTGGTGTATTGGGAACTCTTAGATATATGAGTAATAATATACATGATGGAAACGAACCTAGTAGACGTGATGATATAATTTCAATGGTATATGTATTGATTTTTTTGATAAGAGGTCAATTGCCTTGGCAAGGTATAACGTGTGCCAGTAAGCCAGAACGTGTCGAACGAATAAAACAATTAAAAAAGAGCGTATCGTCAGCAGAGTTATGTCGACATTTACCAGACAAATTAATTCAGCTATTGGATTACTGCATGGGTATGTATTACAGTGAAGATCCAGATTATGACTTTATTCAATTTTTATTGAAAACAATTTAAAGCTATATGCGAATGATATTATATAATAATGACTACTGAATCTACTATTGAAAATGGAATGCTCTATGAAGGTCGTGTAAAATGGTTTAATAATAAAACTGGTTATGGATTTGTTACTGTAATTGGTGGCGATAGAGAGGGTGATGATATTTTCGTACACCATACGGCTATTACAGTAGATGACAAACAGTATAAATATTTGGTCCAGGGTGAATATATTGAGTTTTCAATTTCCGAGGTTGACTCTGGAACACATAAACACGTTGTATCTTCTGTTCGTGGGGTCAAAGGTGGAAAACTGTTATGCGAAACGCGAAATGAGATTAGGGCGAATGCTCCTCAGCGTCCTAAGAAATCGAGAGATACTGCGTCTGCTCGTAGACCAGCTCCTAAGGAGGATGAAGAGTGGGTTCTTGTTAAAAAAACTGCAGCTGAGGCGAAATCAACATCCACATAAATACGTGGTTGTACTAATACTTGAATAATACACACTTGATTATTCAAGTATGTATATTATTGTAAATCCATATATCTAAAATACTTATATGGAATTATCTGTAATGGATTTAAAGATACTACATGAATGTAATATACTAATATGACAACAACAGATGTTCAACCTACAATCGATACTGATGAATTGTCGTCACCAATTGATACACAGTTCACCAATATTTTAAGCACTCTATCGCAGTTTAAAACTCAAATTACGGCTATTTCCACTCATCTTAGAACTTTGGAAAAGACAGTGAAACGCGAAATTAAACAACATAAAAAAGAGGTGGTTAAGAAACAAAGTAAAGGGTCTAGAAAGCCTTCAGGGTTTGCTGCAGCATCACCTATTTCGTCTGAATTGTGTGATTTCATGGGTAAGGAGCCAGGAGCTACTGTTGCTAGGACTGAAGTGACCAAGTTTATTTGTAGTTATATCAATACGAATGATTTAACAACTGTTGAAAATAAGCGTGTCATCAAACCTGATACTAAATTAAAGATGTTGTTGGGAACAGAAGAAGATACAGTTCTAACTTACTTTAATATTCAAAGATTTATGAATAAACATTTTATTAAAAAGGAAGCAGAGCAAACTTCTTAATTTTAGTAGATATAGAAATATTTGTATATGTATATTTACATGAATAAACCATTTAATTTGAATCCATGTGATGAATATTTATCGGATAGAGACTATTTACTTCATATGATTACACATCATCAAGTGGCCATAGATGTTAGTATTGAAATGCAGCAAAAAAGTAATAATCCGGTTATGCATGAAATTTTAAGAGAGCTGATATGGACCCAAAATAGAGAAATAATGATGATGAAGGATATTTTTAAGAATTTGCCTGATAAGGTTAGTTCTATCCAACCTCAAATGAACAAAAAATATCGTAATACTACTCTGGATTTTATCAAAACGGCTTCTGATCCAAATGCTGAATGCAATCCCGAGTTTTTTAATCCAACACTTCATAAAAAACATATGTCTCATATGAAATTAGATGAAAAAATATATTTAAAACATATGATTCCTCATCATCAAATCGCGGTTGATATGAGTAAAACATTGTTAAAACACACAAATAACGATTTTATGATATATTTCGCTTACAGAATTATTAGAAGTCAGCAAGACGAAATTAATTATATGACACAGTTATTACAAAACTTAAAAGGATGGGAATGGAGTAGTGATTTGATTAAGTAAATATGTATATTGTACACTATATTGCGTGAAATACTTAAATATTTGGTGAGATGATATTATATTATCATAATGTCGGTATTGGAATTTTATATGGATAAAACCCGCATTTGTATGTTTACAACTGCATCCTGCCCGTATTGTATAAAGGCACATCGGTTATTACTTGATAAATATAATGTTAGTCCCCAGATTATAGATTTGCAACAAATTGCATCGCACCGTTCTCATTTAGCACAAGCGTTACAACGCGCTACTGGTAAATCTACAGTTCCTGCTATTTTTATCTTTGGTCGGTATATTGGTGGTTTTACAGAACTAGATAGATTGCACGATAGCGGTGAGTTGACTAGCATACTAAATGCTGCTCCTAGATATATGTGTGAATTTTGCGGAAAGGGGTTTGCTACTTCTGGGAAAACGTGTGGTTGCTTTCCTAGACATTTTGATGATTGGGGCGCACTTATATAATATTTTGCCTTATTCATAGATTACATATCAAACGATTTAAAGTGTTGATACAATAGTATATAATGAATCATTGTATCCAAACTCATACTTATTGGATGACTTCAAATGAATATGAAGTATGGAGCACAAATAAACCTAAATATATTAATGTTCGCGGTAATACAATTGTTAGGAGAACCAAGATTTATTTCGAAGATTAGATTAGATTAGATTAGATTAGATTAGATTAGATTAGATTAGATTAGATTAGATTAGATTAGATTAGATTAGATTAGATTAGATTAGATTAGATTAGATTAGATTAGATTAGATTAGATTAGTAAAATAGTTGCTATACACATATTTAATCATAAAATTGATTCGATATCACATTATACATTTTTGAATATTGTGATATAGCTATGAAAAGAGAAAATTATAATGGTACGTCTATTATTGTTGGACAAAACGCTCAGGAAAATTGGGATATAATTGATTTCCAATCTTCGTTTGTTTGGTTGCATTTGAATTCATTTCCGTCGTGTCATGTTATTATAGAATCAGAAAATCCAGATGAAGATATTATGGCATTTGCTGCGCAGCTATGTAAAGAAAATACAAAATATAAAAACTTGAAGAATCTTAAAGTTTGTTATACTAAATGCAGTAACTTACAAAAAGGGATCGATATCGGAAGTGTGGTTTATAAAAGTAAACGCCAGGTAAAAACAATCACTATTTAGCGATGTTATTAAAAATTGAAATACTTAACTATAAATATATTCGCTCTACATTATACCTTAGACATTATACATTACAAATATGGACGATATCTCCATAGATAACATTCTTCATACAATGAAGGAAGAACAAGAGATGGATGATTTTATAAATAACGGTATTGTCCCTAGTAGATTAAAATCCACCAGTAAACCTATATATATGCCGAAGTTGAGCGACCGGTTCACTAATACACTGTATGAACATTCGTATGCGCGATTTCCAGAAAATACATTATTATCTAATTTAACAACCATTATGAATAAACTAGAGTGTCTTGAAAATGATATCATAAAAACGGGCGAGCGGGAACTATGCGAAAACCAGTGTCCTATATGTATGGATGATATGGGTGATAATAACTATTTAGTACCTCCTTGTAGTCACAAAGTATGCATTCCATGTTTTATTTCTACGATTCGTAAGATGGGACCAATGGCTGGTTGTTGCTGCTTGTGCAGACAGAATATAATATCGAACGCATAAAAATATAATTATTATATATAATGAGCGACAAACACAACATTGAACAAAAAGAAATGGATAGACTGAAGGATGATAAGAATATGCGTGATATGAAAGAGGCTATGCGAATTGGTAAGTATTTACCACCAGATGATCCGCAAAATTCTAATGCCTATTTTTCTCGCGGTGAATTTAGAGAAATGCAAGATTTATTGGAAGATAATTTAAAACAGGCAGAAGATGAACAGGAATACAACGATAGGGTTGATTCAGGATTATTTTTTGGTGGCAAACGGCGTAACACACTCGGGCGAAAAAGAAGCAGTAAAAAAAGTGTGCGACCTAGTAAACTGAAGACTAAGGTATTGCGAAAGAGATCGCGTCGTCATCTTCGTAGCAAAATGAAGGGTGGTGAAACAGGATGTCTCACGAATACAAGAGATATATGTAAGTGTTTCAATAATTTTGTTAAAGTTGTCGATGTAAATAATGACAATTGCCCACTATGTCTAAATAATCTATTGACAAGTTTGACCAATATAAAATCAGATAATATATTTGAAGGTACACTTGATAATAAGGATCATCAAATTAAAGCAACTGTCGTTTATCAGACAGGGTGTGGACATCAATACCATAGTTATTGTTTACACGAATATTTAGACTCAAGCGAAGTTAGAAAACAATTTAAGTATGCCCAAGATATGAATGGGAAAGTTGAATGTCCTGTGTGTAGACGCAAGTGTGTAACATCACACGACGAACAGGTGTTAGACGCGTTTGTGGGGGATGAAATAATGGGTTTGTATGACGGGAATCGATTTTTAACCGAGGAGTATACAGGTATACCGACACCACCAAGTAATATACCGATACCACCAAGTAATAAGTTAAATGATCGATTTTCTAGACTTTTTTCCCGACAAACTGGCGGAAAGAGAAAGAGTCTTATTCGAAAAAGAAAGAGTCCTCTGCGCAAAGGAAAAAATCGTAAGAAAACGCGGTCTCATAGACGAAGATAATCTAATTCCTACATTAGAATCGGATGTTCGTCGTGGGGGGGCGAAACCCCCTAAGAAAAAATTGAAGTGTAATAGTGGTGTGTAAGTAAGTAAGTAAGTAAGTAAGTAAGTATGTCGTCATTGTTGCGAGAGAGTAGTT